ACATCACGATCATGGGTTTTCTTATAATTGTACTGTTTCTTTAGTTTCATATGTTAATGATGACTATGAGGGCGGAGAACTTTTCTTTAGACTACAGAACCTAAAAGTCAAAGCAGAGGCTGGGGATTTGTTTATTTTCCCATCAAACTTTATGTATCCACATCAAGCCATGCCAGTAACTTCTGGAACTAAATATTCTATTGTAACAATGCTTGATTACAGTAAAAAGTTTCACACTCCAGAAATGTATAGTGCAGAGGCAGACTAATGTTTAATATCTCAGTTGAAAAAACACAGGGGGCTTTGTTTGATATTCAACCTATGTCAATTAAAAGAGACTGGATGGATGTAACATCAGAAGGCCATGCCTATAGATGTTTTCCAGTAACCCAATCAAACGTAATTGGCTGGAGCCTTTCTTGTTCAAAAGATATTGAGTTTATTTGGAATGGAGTTAATGATCAAACTCCAGACACTATTGAAATATTTAGCCCAGCAGGGGCATATTCTGGAAGGGGTCAATCTTCTATAAGCTTAGATACTGGTTTAGTTTTTAGAACAGACAAAGACGTAAGTATTTTTACCATTAATCCAGTAAATTATTTTAGTAATGAGTTTGAGACTATGTCATCATTAATGAGCACTTCTTTTTATGATAATCCCTTACCATTAGCTATTAAAGCAAAGGTTGCAAATGAGAAAGTAGTTATTAAAGCTGGAACCCCAGTTGCTACAATTATTCCTATATCTTTGTCAAACTTAAACGGTACAAATATTGAAATTGTTAAATATCAAGACAATGATAGAAAAAGATTAGAGGCAAACATTTCTTATGGATCTGCTGCACAGGATGTAAATAAAAATGGAAAATGGACAGACTGGTACAGAGATGCGGTAAATGAAAACAAAGAGTCTAAAGGTTCCCATGAGGTAAAAACATTAAAACTAAGCGTAACAGACAATACGAAGGGTGATATAATATAAATATGGAACAAAACAAAGACTCATATACAGTAGTTAAAAGAACACCATCTATAACTCCATCTGGTTGGTTTGGAGATAGCAAGGACATGATTGTCGAGCTAGAAAACTTTATGACTCAAGAAGAAATAGAGTTTTTAGAAAAATCTGCTAAATCTTTAACAATTTGGGATGTAACTGAAAGTCATATGAATGAAAATGGAACTGTTACGTATGACTCAGATTATTGGAAAGACAGGGTTGCAACTAGCCCAACACTAAATAAGAATGATCCAACTATTGCACCAGTAATTGCTGGACTATTTGAAAGACTAAAACCAATTGTTGAAGAATTTTATAAGGTCGAAGTTATTCCAACTGGGACAACTATTGTTAAATGGCTTCCTGGGCAATTTCAAAAGCCTCATGCAGATAAAGAACTTCATGAAGGACCAGATGCTGGAACTCCAAATGATTTTCCTAACTATGACCTTTCTAGTTTGTTTTATTTAAATGACGACTACGAAGGCGGAGAGTTATATTTTCCACTACAGGGCGTACAGTTTAAACCTAAAAAGGGTGCTGCTTACTTTTTTCCAGGGGATAAAAACTATATTCATGGAGTAACTGAGATTACAAGTGGTTTAAGATTTACTTGCCCATTCTTTTGGGAGATCACAAAGCATACAGGAGATAGGCAACCCTAGAATGACTGACAAAAATCTTGAAGCAATAGAGATATATCCTAACATTCTTGTATATAAGAATATGTTTAAAGATGTTTCAAAATCTTATAAGGTATTGACAGACTCATTTACAGAAACAGAAGACCGACTTTTTAGTCCCTGGACTCAGTGGTCTATTTTTGGAGATTATTTAAATCCAATAATTCCTAATTTTTCTATGTCAGAAAGGCATGGAAACTTAAAAGATATTAAAACTTCAACAGAGGTTCAAGAAAATCAAAAAGATTTTGCTATAGAAATGATGGAAAATTTTCATTTGGTAACAGAAGATTATATTAAAAGATATAACATTAATGTAGATTTAAATGAAACATCTATAGATGAAAACGGTAATTCTGTACCAACTTGGAGATGGACAGGTGGAACAATAGGTAAGTATCACATTAGTACTAATGATGAGCAGGTTGGAATGAGATATCATTCAGATTATCAAAGAGAACAAGGTTCTGCTCCAGGCTATAAATTTGTTATAACATGTACAATATATTTTAATGATGATTACGAAGGCGGAGAGATTGATTTTGCAATGGGAGATAAACTTGTAAAGTACAAACCAGAAGCAGGAGATCTCCTAGTTTTTCCATCAGGACACCCAGACTATCTTACAGAAGACGGAATGCCATACCTTCATGGAGTAATGCCATCATATAATAAAAATAAAATTTTATCAAGAATGTATTGGCAAAAATATCAAAAAGGAACTGAAGAATGGTATACAAAAGAAAAAGAATTTGGAAAACAAGTTTGGGCTAATATGCAGCCAGAACTAGAGGAAAAGTTTAGACAAGAGCATCCTCAAAGAACTACAATAGAAAATGGAGTAAGACTACAATGAACCTAGCAAACAAAAAGAGAATAACAAAAGACATAGTTGTTTATGAAAACTTTATAAGCAAAGAGGATTGCACAAAAATGATTCAAGCCTTAGATGCTCAAGCAAATAACGGTGCAATTTCTTGGATGCCTATTTCATTTTATGAGTCATACTCTTCTGTACTTCCACAAGACAATGATCAAGAATTGCTCGATGCTGGGTTATCTCCAACTATATTTTCAGACATTGAAAAAACAATGCCAGAGGCAATTGCTTCGGTCCATGACCTTGACCCAAAAACAATTTCTAAGATTGGATACCACACACAAAAGTGGGAGCCAGGAGCATACGCAAGAATACACTCAGATAATACAGATGCTGAAGGTAATTCAGGCGCTTTTACAAGAAGCCGATATGCAGGCTTTTTATATCTTAATGATGATTTTCAAGGAGGACTACTTAAGTTTCCAGATCAAAATATAGAGATTAAACCAGAAGTTGGAATGCTTGCTGTTTTTGACGGGGGATTTAGCAATATGCACGAAGTATCCCTAATAGAAAGTGGAGTAAGATATACAATAGGATCTTTCTGGGACGACAGAGAAGAAGATGCTTATCCACAAGAATTAAGGGATGCCTGGGCTGCAGAAATGAAAGAGACTAGAGCAAAACAAGAAATCGAAAGAGCTGAATGGCAAGATCTTTTAAAAGAAGGCTGGAAGCTAGATGCTGAAGGAAACAAATATAAGGTAGAGGACTTAGAAAATAATGTCTAATTTTTTAACAGATATCTTAAAAGAAAATAACTTTCAAGTTCAAGAAGTAACTAATGATATTGCCTTAGTTAAAGATTTTGTTTCTAAAGATGAACTAGATCAAATTTTTAATATTATAGATTCAACCCCAAATGAAAAATGGTTTATAGAATATCACTCTAATCTAAAAAGATTTTGTTTTCAAAAGTTTGGCAGAGATGATGTTGACAATTTAGTTGCAGAAGGAAAATTTGAAATAACTCAAAACTGGCAAGATAAAAATTTAAATATAGCAGGCTATCCTTTTCAAAAAATCTTATTTGACAGATTAAATGATTTAGTTCAATCTGTTGATGACACAATAGAGCTGAGTGGTTTTGCAACAATCCAAAGAATGCAGGAAGGTGTTGAGTTAAAAGCCCATACTGACCAAGATACAGATCCATCAATAAGATATGCTGCTATTTTGTATTTAAATGATGACTATGTTGACGGAGAATTGTTTTTCCCAATTAATGGTCTAGAGTTTAAGCCAGAACCTGGAACAATGCTTATTTTCCCAGGAAACGCAGATTATAATCATGGAGTTAAGCATGTAGGTGCTGGGCCAATTAGATATGTATTAGTTGGGTTTATTAAAGAAAAAGGATTTTATGAAAAGAATAGATACTAAGGGAGAAACAAATGAATAAAGAACTACTAGATCCAAAAGTATATTATTATACTGACGCAATTGAAAATTTTAAAACCTTTAAAGAAATCTGGAAAGAGCTAGATACTCTTGAGCAATACAATGAATCAGGAGTAAATGTTTGGAATCTTTGGACATCTTCTAACGATAAAGATTTTATTTACGGAGAAACAAAAACATTTGATATCAATGCTATTAACAATCTTACTGGAGAAGTAGCAGAAAAAAGTAAA